CTAAGGCGTTATACTAAAAAAGTGGACTATATATATAGAATTAAACTAATATGCTCTTAAATCGCACAAAAAGTGGCTTAAATTGTGTCTTTTGGGTAGAATTTAGAGGAATAATAAAAAAAAATAGTTTAATTAATCTTTTATCTCTGATAATCAACTATTTAAATAAAAACAAAAAAAAAGAGGGTTTAAAAAACCCCCTCTAAATATTAATAAACTTTAATTAATTTTTAATTACTATATCTCAATTAAATTATGCTCTTGAATTATTGCACGGCTTAAAATGTTTGCTATGTCTTTAATCTTTTGACTATGCTCGGCAACTTTACTAAAATTTAGATTTTGTCCTAAAAATTGTGATTTAGTTATAATTAATATACCATGTACTTTGTTAAATTCTCTAAATGTATCGTAAAGAGTTTTAATTTGATTTATCCATATTAACGGCTTTCTTGCTTTGATTAACTTTTGCTCAAAGTATTTTAATTGATTATAAACGTAATTTAATTCAATTTGTGTTATTCTATGAATTTTTATTCCTTTTTTCTGTGCTTCCCACATTAAGAGGTTAATATGCTTTGATGTTGTCATAGAATAACCAATATCATTAATAATTAAGTTTTGTTTGTCTATAAAATGCCCAAGTATATAATGATACCCATAAGAATAAATTCTGTCATATTCATAAAATAAACTATTAACCTGTCCGTGTGTTTTGTCATCTTGATTAAGATAACTTTGTATAAGTGTTTCGTTTGTTTTCATATTATTTAAATTTAAATTGTCTTATTGTTTTTATTTTCTTTGATGGGCAAATGCTAACTAATTTTGTAACATTATAACCCCTACATGTATAACTTTTGTCTGTTCGTTCTGTTCCTCCTAAATTCCTGAAAAAATTTAATGTATCATTACTTATGATATTTTCATATTGTTTTTTTGTAATTTGTTCGGTTTCTGTTTTTCTTTTTTGCCAATTCTTAAGTGGCTTGATGTAATTTGTTTTTGTCATTAATATTTCCATTGTTTTAATTTTTAGAGTTCGATACTGAAAAAAATAGTAAATACAAAGGCACTTAAATAAATAAATAGCTTTATAAATCTATCACTTAGTATAATTTTTGTAAATAGGTTTTTTAATTGTTTCATGTTTTTGTTTTTAAATTATATTCAAATGTATATAAATATTTCCAACTGACAAAATAAAATTATAAATATTTTTTTTATATGTTTGATAATTGGGTTAATTGCATTTTATAAAAAATATGCCAAAAAATACCCCCATCGAATTGCTATTGAATTGACAGGGGTAAAAACCAAACATGAAAAAATACTATTAAATTTACATATATTGAATTAACAATTTAGATAATCGTGATTATGAATTACTTTCATTTTTATCTCACCATCAGGATGTAGTGTATAAATCATTTTAAGCGATTCTAACAACACTTCTAACTCTTGTTGAGTAATTGTATAACCAAAGACCTCTAACCTCGCTAAAACCTCACTATTTTCTTTCTCCTCTCCTTTTATTTGCCAATGAGATGATATTTCAATTAATACATCATTTTCTAATGTATTAATATTTTCTCTTGGTGTGGATATTAAATTTCTATTGTACTCTTTTAAATTCTTAATTATTGTTTTCATTATTTATTAAATTCATATATTGTATATTTCTGTTTCTTCTATATTGTTTTATAGTCCACTCAACACTTCTATCCGTGTTGAATTCTTTAGTATACTCATCACTATTAAATTCTTTAATATGAAAAGTATATTTATACATTTTGCTTTCTGTATTCGTGTTCTAAATTAGTATGGTAAACCTCAAGTTTAGCTTCTAATTCTTTTATTCTGTTTTCATATTCTACATTCTTTTCTGTGGCATTATGCAGAAGTTGTCTAAGGTGGTTTATTTCCACTCTTACAATATCAGGAGTTCGTGTCATTGATTTCTGTTTTACTATTTAAAAATTCTATTGTGCCAAAGATAAAATCTTCTTTAGCTTCTTTACTTTCAAAACTTGTTGGTATTCTTAACCAATACTGAGTTTTGTCTGTCGTAAAAAACGACATTAATATTTTGCCTAATGTTCTCATATTCTTTGTTGTCTGCGTTGAAATTCATATCTAAGAGCATGAAGATAATCTATATCTTTTCTATTGTAACTACAATATTTGATAGCATCCTCAGCTTCAATCAGGTGGTCCATTAAATCACCTAATTCCATTTCTTTTAATTCATCTAATGTTTTCATTCTGTTTCTTTTAAATGTCTTACTAATCTGTTTAAACCATCGCAAACACCTTTATATTCAGAATAAGTGTTACTATCGTTTACCCACTCATTATCTGCTTTTATGTCTTGGCAGATATTAATTATTCTTTCTATTGTTAAATTCATTTCTTTTTCTTTTTAAATGTTTCATCAATCAATTGGATGTTTTTCTTTGCTATCCAATCAAAGTCGTTACGATGAAAATATCTGTTATCATCGTATCTTTTTAAGGTTGCTTTTAAATTTGCTTTTTTCATTTTCTTTGTTTTAAATTGTTGGAACATATGAATATTCTTTAATGGTTGTAAACAAACTGCCACCATCATTTCCCTCATCATCCATACTTGGGTACATCCAAAATTGTTCTCCATTTGGTTTCTTCATTAAAAGACATAATGGGCTTTTATACCACATATTATCTTCTAATTCGTTTTTAGTCATGTATTCGACTTTCATTATTCTTGCACCTCTTAAATGTTTATTGGCGAGTGCAGTCCAATGTTCTTCTACGTTTTCAATTGTTTTCATAATAATTGTTTTAATGTTTATACAATACTATACATTCCACATGACATATCCAAATAAAAAATATAAAAAATTAAATATACCTCTGTAAATTATTTTACAAAATAGCTACCATGAGGCACAGAACGAGTTAATAAATATTGAATTGAATATCTACTTCCATCAATAGCATGGTTAAAATTATCTTGTGGTATAGCACCTGTAAGTTTCCATGAATAGTTATTAAATTCACGAATTAAATTAACACTTGAATTGTCAATTATAATATTATAATCTTGCATTAAACTAATTCCTGTGAGTATACTTCCTTTCTTTTTTATTGTCGGCACTATATTTAAACCTTTTACTTTTAATTCAGCCAAAAGTCTTGGTTCACTATTATCAGCTACGATTAAATTCTTGCCACAACATCTGATACATAAATCAAATATTTGACTTGTTGTTAATCCTGTTTTATAAAAGTGTTCCTTTAACCAAATAATTTTTCTAGTTTTATCAATGGCAACTTCAACTAAAGCTGAGGGGTCTACACTAAAACCAAAGTCTAAACCAAATATTGAATCTATATCCTTATTGAATTTACCCATATTCCAATGAGTAAATATAACTCCCTCTGCTCTCTGCAACCATCCACCCATTATTTGATGCTTATATTTCTCAGGTCTTCTAACTTTCATATCCTCTATTTGTGCTACAAACGATTCAGATAAATGTTCTTTGTTATCTAAGTATGTAGTATGAATATAAGTTATATCATTCATATTACCATTAAATCCATCAGGGATGCCTCTATTCTGAAAAAACCTTTGATATATCCAATTCTCTTTTGTAGTAGGGTTTAGAATTAATATACATCTATTCGGCACTTCTTTTGCCCTAATACTAAAATCTATTTTATCAAAACTCTCTTCATCTGTTAATTCCTCTGCTTCATCTAATACAAATGTAGATACCCCTTGAATTGACTTTAGCTTTGCAGTTTGGTCTCCACTACTTGTTCTAATACCACTAAAGTATATTGAACTGCCTGTTAAATTGTTTATAATTTCTGTTTTAGTTATTGTAAATTGTTGAGCAATACCCATTAATTCTAGCTTCTCAATAAATTCAGGTATAATTGACATACCTGCTGAAGTCATCGTAAAACGAGTAAACAATATCCTGTGTCCTTTTTCAAAGGTTAGTAATACTAAAAAGGTATTGACTGCAAATGATTTCCCACTACCACGACCCCCCGTAACTACAAAATATCTATTCTTTGAATTGAATAGAGCTTGATATTTTTTATTTAGATTCAGATTCCTCATCTATTTCTGCTTCAATATCAATAGTATCTTCTTTTTTATCTAAGAAATTAATAACAGGAATGTTTACTTCTGTTTTAATATCCATTTCTTTTCTTTCTTTTGGTTTGCCATATTTATACTCCCAAAGTAATCTCATGTGAGGGAAACTTTCCTTTGACATCTTGGCAAGTTCTAACCATGCTTTTTCTTCACTACCAAATACTTTCTTCATACTCTGTAAAGCAAAACTACTTAACTTCTTTTCAGTCGCTTTAGGTTTTCTTCCTTGACCTCTTGAGATGCCTTTGACTGCACCATTGTTTTTGCGACCATCAGGTTTCTTTTTATTGTCTTCTAATTCTTCCATTGATTTTTACTTATTAATTGTGATATAATTGAATAGTTTCCTAAGTCTTGAAACGTATCAACTAGCGATTCATTATTGGCTTTTCGATTCTTAATGATTAAGTTTTTCCAACGACTTATCTTGTCATTCATTCTAAACCATAATCCAGATAATGCAAACTTTTTGCCCTCTTCTGTATCTAAGTCAGCTCCTGTACTTATATTACTTATACCATAATCTAATTGCTTTTTACAGAATAATTCAAACTGCTCTAGCATAATAGATTCATAATTCTTATACAAATTAGGAGATTCTTTTTGTAATAATTTTCTATACGTATTTTTCATACTTTAATTTATATATTAATATTTCTATATCTTGAATTTCTTTTAGTAGTTTTCTCATATCTTCTGGAACTATCCTTTGTCTATTATGTAAATTAGAACTTTTTTTATAAGAACCATTCCTAATTATAAACTGACATAAATTATTTTTATACTCAGTATAATATTCTATGTTTTCAATCTCTACATTCAAGAACTCGAAGGGATGACTTGTACTCATTAATTGCTTTTAATATACCACTACAACACTCATATTCTTCTTGTTGTTCGTAGTGCTGTAAAATTATAACCACATCGGTTAGTGTTGTTGTGTGCGTTTGTAAACATAACAAAGTATCTTCATAACACGCATCCTTGTCTAAATATACCATCTTTCATAAAGTTTCTATAACTAAGTAATCATTTAAGTCGAAATCATTTTTAATATATCTCTCATAAACATTTATTGCCATATCTACTTTCTGTTCTCCACTATAATAAAAATCCTCACTTACATCAAATATACCAATTTCATTTGTAGGAGTTTTATCAATAGTTATGTATCTAAAATCTTTATATGATTTGCCAAACAAATTACAATATATGAAACATTGACTATCATAATTCCATGCCTTTGCACTATACTTAAATTTATTTAAATCACTTGTACTCTTTAAATCTATTAGTAAACTACCTAAAGCATCAGCTTTTGCTCTAAATGGATAATCCATTAAGTAATTTATTTGTGGTACTTCAAAATCACAATCAGCTATTAAATCTCTAGCATCAGGACAATTATAAAATCTATCTCTCATCTGTAATGCTTTATCCCTATCTCGAATTGTAAAGACATCCCACCTTTCAGTTTTGGCAAGTTTATATTCTTTGTTTGCTTTAGTTTTTACATCTAAGAACAAACACTCATTAAATTTATCTTCTTCTAATATACTTGCATGAAATAAATAACCTTGTGCAAGGGCATCAGATTCAGTAGGTAAATCATCTTGTTTCTTATATTCTCTAGGAGACTTTAGTAATTGGCTTATTGCACTACTAGATAAACATGCCTTAGATAAATAACCATAATAGAATTTATCTTGTATTGCTTTTTCTACAAGTTCGTTTCTGTCCCAAACTTCACCATCTAATGTTGTAAATAAATCTTTCATTTGCAATCGTAATTATAAGTTTGTGTGTAATCTAATTCCCAACAATCACCAGATATATAGTAATCGTAAACTTCATTGTTGCCATTTATACAAACAAAAACATATCTAACGTAATTGTCTCCATACTCTACATGGTGTGGGTCTAATCTAGGTGGCGAAGGATAGTAACTTAAATCACAATTCTCCTTTGTACAACTTTGTATAAACATAATTAATAGTATTAAAATTATTCTCATTGTTTCTTTGTTTGAAACAAATTAAATAATAATTAATTAATTATGCAAGTTTAGTTGAATTTCTTTTTCCAAATATCCATAGCTACTGCATATCTTTGCTTAGGGTCAGGATATTCTATAATCATCTTGGCATTATTCATAAATCTGCCTAAGAAGTTTTCTTTTTGCTCGTATCGTTTTGGTTTAAGTAATGGCATATATAAATAATAAATAAGTATATAATTGTTTAAAATCTACATTTTTTACATTCCCACTTCTCGCCTAGCTTATTTATGTAGTGTTTAAAATCGTATTGTTCAGAATAATAAATCCATTTTTTATCATAATAAATTGCAGTTACTTTACAATTTTCTAATGGTATGTTTTCCTCATCACTTTCGTAATCATGTTCGACTTTTAGTACAATAGATTTTTTTGTATGCCATGAATCACAAATCCTTTCAAGTAAAAGTCTTTGACCTGTTGGTATCTTTTTAAATTTATACTTAACCTCTATTAGAATTAATATATCATTGTCAAATTCTAAAACTGCATCAATATCTGAAGGATGCATTTTGCCATTTTGAACACCTGTAAAATCTATTACTTGTCTTACTTTCTTTCTATTTCTAATAAGACTACTCATCTAAGTATTCAAGATATACTCTATGCAATTTATTGTGTAATTCTTTTTTAAAGCATGAACCACAACTTGTCATCTTTTTGTTTTGGTGAAAAACTCTATTGAATATGCTTAAAAGTTTCTTTTGTGTTTGTGGATGCACAGTAGATTTATTTGCCTTAAAATATTTATCTAAATACTCAAACTCATCTTCTGTTAAACACTCAGGTTTGTAATAAGGGAATAAATAATTTAGCTTTTCCTTTCTGTCATCACATCCACAATCTTCTCCTAATACCCATTTAGCTACTTTATCAATTCCTGTTTTTTTGAACACCTTTTCTAGTGTATCTCCTAGACCTTTACTTTTTGTATCTTTGATACTCTTTTTTGGCTCTTTTTCTAATTTTTTCTTTGGCATTAGTTAATGTATTAAATATTGAACTTAAACTTATTTTTGTTTCTTTACTTATGTCTCTCATACTCATTTTGGTATTAAAATATAACTTAGTCATTTTTTTATCATACCAATACCAACTATCAATCTCATCATCAATTACATCAAACAACTTGTCTAATTTAATCTTTTTTTCGTAATTGTCAATTAAATTATTGTAATCTTCTATATGGTCTTCATATAATTTATGTAAATCATCTCTGTTGAATTCACTAAATAAATATATTTTTTTATTCTTAACTGCTTTACCAAACTGCAAAAACTTACTATAAAATATATTTCTAAGTGTAATATAAATGTAAAATGTATTTATTTCTTTATCATTATACATAATCTTATTTACATCTTTAACGTAATCATGCATTCTTAAATACATCTCTTGAACTATTTCATTGGCATCTTCATTACTAATTTTGAAACTACTAGCCATACGAATCCATTCATTATGTCTCTTTGCCAAAATATTAAGTATTTTAGACATTAAGAATCGTTTTAATTTGTTCAAGACTATTGCAAACATGATAGTTGCCTTTCCATTCTTTTTGGAATTCAACTTCATCTGGTGTAAGTTTCTGTTGAGATTTAGATTTATTACCATCTTTTAATTCTATAAGATAGTTATGATTATTAAATCCAATAATAATATCTGGTGCACCTTTGCCGAGCTGATGTGTGTGTAAAACAGAGCAACCAATATCTCTTAGTTTGGCAACTATTTCTTTTTGGTTAGCATCTACTCTTGCTCTTCTTCGCATCGAAACTTATCTATTTCTTCAAATGGTGTTTCATTATGAAAAAAATATCTCGATGATTTTCTATCGAAAGTTATGCCATGTATTTCTTGTGGATAACCTACGAGTTTTTGTTTCTTTATTTTTTGACTGCCAAATATTACAGATGTATCTGAAAAATCAACTGCTCTATTAGGTCGCCAAACAAATAATACATTGTCGGCTTTATCTGAAAATGTTCCCCCACCTTTAATTCTATTTAAATCAGGTTTATAATATTTATTATTATCATCTTTTTGAGGTGTAACTTGGTGTGCAACTAAATGAATTGATATTTTATTCTCAATTGCAAATCTTTTTAACTCACTCATAAATCTACTGATATACAAATCTTCTCTCTCTCCATACTGCATCCTATGTTGAATTGTATTGTAAGGGTCGATTATCAAAGAACGTATGCCTTTTGACTTGACTAAAAACTTAGCCCTTTCAAATATATCTTCTAATTTATAACTTTTTTTTGGATATATTATAAAAAAGTGACGTTTCATAAATTCCATACCCTCTTTGAACTCATCTTCACTCATATAATTACTTTCAAAGTATGGGTCTGCTGATTTGCCGATATACGTTTCAATCAAATCATTATAAAAATCATTTATTGGCATATTCTCAGGTGAAAACACTCCAAACTTCCAACCATCATAAACTGCTTTTAATAATGCCAATTGATTAAGAAACATACTTTTACCTTCATTTTGGTATCCTGTCCATATATTCAATTCACCATTTCGCCAAGTCCATGCTGAATCTACACTTGGTATATAAGTTGTAGTACCCCTTTCCTGACCATTTCTATAACCATCTAACATTGAATCATATATATCATCAATGCCAAATATACCTTCAACTTTAGGGTCTGTGGCATGTCTTACTCTATCTTTCAATGCTTCAATACCTTCAGACAATAATAATTCATTGGCATCTTTATAAGGCTTGAAACTAACTATCTTACATTTTTCAGCACCAAATCTTCTAACTAACTCTTCTTGTAAATATCTACCATTATCATCCTCATCGACTGCCACATATATTCTATTAGCTTGGTCAAATACTTCATAACAACCAGATATACATTCTAACTTTTTATCTAGGTTTTTATCATTTACGTTAGGAGCACCCATATTTACAGATGTATGCCAAGTAATGCCAGCTACCTCCCAACTCAATGAATCTAATTCTCCTTCACAAATGATAATTAATTTTTCATTGGCAACCCTATCATAATTGTATATAATTGGCAAACCATTACGACTTTGTGTAAAGAATTTATCATTTATACCTCTAGTTTTATAATTTATAAGTTCATTGTTTCTAAAATATGGAAAAACAATACTTTTGCCATCCTTTGAACTTACTATCTTATTTGTTTCTATGACCTCATCTGTTATACCTCTTTTGTTTAAGAACTTCCTTGCTCTTTGATTTAGCTTCTTTAAGTTGTTCTTTACAGGCTTTTGGTAAACTTTATTCTCGGGCATAAAATATTTCTTTTTTACAGAACCCTTCCAGCTACATTTATGACAAAGAAATTGACCTGTTTCTAAGTTTATACTTAAACAAGGGTCTTTATAGTTTTCTTTGCCAATCTTATAGCAATTAGGACACTTTACTTTTTGTTGAGCATGGTCGCTCTTTGGCAATATACCAATTTTTTCAAACTCTGTTTTCATTGTTGTTATGTATTACACTATGTATATATATACTATGTTATATATTTAATTTATATATAACATGTTATATTACATGGAACTGACAAGCCTGGCATTTGGGCTAATAAATATTTTTCTTTGTTTTCCATGATTGCCAATACTTTTAGTTTCTCTTCTTATATAATCTTTGTCTTCTAGCTTTTTTAATATTCTGTATAAAGTTCTGTCGTTGAGCTTCAATGTATTACAAATCGATTGATTAGAAGCATAACAGTAATCTTTTTTAACTGCCAATGCTTGAATATGCGATAAAACGACTGCTTCCTGTATAGATAAATTTGTATTCATAAATGATAAGTTAATATTAATATAATTTTTCATTGTCTTAAATTTAATCTCAAAGTGCCTAGCTAATAACAATAACTAAGAATACACAGAAAAAAACACTAGGCACTCTAAGATTAGGTTAGTTAAAAGGGTAAATCAGTTTCAGCTTTCTGTGGCTGAGCTTGAGTAGTTGCATCAGGTTTCCACTCATCAATCCAAATTGAATGTGTTTTACCATATTGGTCAACTTCTTTTTTTCTACCCATTGATAACTTAACATATTTTTTGCCATTCATTTCAAATGCAAAATCATTTAACCTATCTAACTGAATAGAAAAGTTTACTAAATCGTAGTTTCCAACTTTTTTTCCACTACCTACATAATTTTTTTCACTCATAATAATTAAAATTTATTTTGTTAATAATTTTTCGACTTCTTTACTTACTTTGTATTTTTGTCTGACATCAGCAATAGTAAATCCTTTTTCTTTAATCGCCTTTAAAACGTTATTAAATTGTGCAGAATTCTTTTGTAACCATTGCTTATTGTCCTCTAATGTGCCCGTAGAAGCCTTTTTAGACACTTTTCCGTGCATATTAGTTGCGTCTGCATCTTTTGTATCATCTATTAAAAATAAGCCGTTTAAAGCGTATTTTCTAGCATAACTACTAGATGCACCGAAACTTTGTGCAACGTCCATCCCTTTTTTATTAGGGTCTATACCTGCTTGTGCAGATACACTAATACTATCTGTACCATCTGAAATAGTCGCAGTAGCAGTAACATATAATGGTTCATTATTTATAGAATCGGATAACATGAGAGTTAAACCTTCTTTTTTGAGAATAGGTTTGACTGCTTCTAAAATGTCCTCACAACTTCTATAATTATAATTACCAAAATTGTTTCGTTGATTTTTAGGTGCTTTCAAGGTCGCTTGAACATTCACCAATTTACTTTGCAAATTTTTCATTTTGCTAATATATACAAAAAATGTCAGATGCAACAAAAAAAGAGCAACATTTCTGCTACTCTTTTCTCAAACAATGAAAACAAAGAAAATCAATGAGTATTCATTTAACACCCTATTGAATTCACAAAGATAGTAAAAAATACCTATTAAATTCATAAAGGACTTATTTTCCTTGTCCTCTATATCTTTTTAAGTAATTTTTACTTGACTTGACTTTACTTGATTTGCTTTTGGCGTGTATGCCTTTTCTTTTACGACTATTAGATTTATATTTATTTACAACAGTTTTCTTTGGCATTACTTTCCTTTTATAATACTACTTGCTTTTTCTGTTGTACGACCACCAAAGTATGCTAATACTACAGCCATCATTACTTTTTCAAAGGTGTCATTCCATAATGGTCCTATCTGAAAATCGATTGAATTAACAGAATCCAATATACCTGCAAAACTAAATACCACAATGCACCAAATAAGAACAAGAGGGCGAACATTTTTACTAAGCCAACTATCACTAGATGCATCAGCTTTCCATCTTGTACTGATTTCTTCCATCTCTTTATTTTGTTGTTCATATATAAGTGTTTGTAATTTTATCTTGTCTTCAGTAGGTATCTTTGCTTTAGTAATTTCTGCTATAGCTTCTTTAGGTGAACTTACACCATTAAGTACATTTCCAAGTGTAGGATTAATAACTGATGCAGCACCAAATAATAATTTGCCAACAGTAGTATCTTTAAATTTCTTTTTATCAGGCATTTGTTATATCTATATATTTAGTTTTACCGTCATCTCTAACAGCTTTCAATATTTTATTTCTATTCTTTTCTTCACTTACATACGATACATGTACCCAATCAGGATTATCTTCATTACCAAACTCCCATATCATTTGGTCAAAGTCAAGATTATCTTTTATATAATGAAACATTTCTGCATTTGTTTTATAACCATATATATCATCTATATCTAAAGCTCTACCTTGACAATGCTGACTTCTATTAGAACCTCCTATAGCTTCATTTAAAGCAATTGACCTATAAAAAGAGTTTATTTTAATTGCACCTCCGACCCACTCTCTTAATGGTTCAAATACTTTCTCTGCTACTAATTTCATATTACTTAAACTATCTCCATTAGGCGTATTATCTATACCTAATCGTAAAGCTGTAACGCTTTTAGTTGCTTCTTTTTCTGATATATGTTTACTAATCATATTGTTCTAAATCTTCTATTATTATTCCAAAATATTCTTATGGCATTTCCTAAAATAGATTTATTTTTTATTCTATTGTTATACTCGTTTCTTATTTCGTTTAGTTGATTATTTCCGTTTTGTTGTTTATTCATTAGTTGCTACTCTTCTGTATTTTGAATTGTCTATTGCTTCTTGCATTTCTTCTACAGGAGCTTTTATTGTTAAAGAAATATCAGCATCCCACCTACCTATTAAACTGCTTCCTTTATATATAATTC